AGGTTCATGAGATACACATGGTCAATACGGACCACATCCTGCTGGTCAAAGAAGATATTCAGCCATCGGCTTACCCGTTCGCTGACTTATACTGCAACATTCCAGCGGAAGATGTGTTCGGTACCTCAGAACCTAACAAGATCCTGGCAAGTTCAGTGGCAATCAACATGATGAACTCCATTGCAGCCACGTCTGTACTGAAACAACAGCGTCCACCACGGTTCGTGAACAAACAAGCGCAGATAAACCTGCGAGAGTTCATGGCCCATGGCTCAGACAGTGATTACTTGTTTGAAGTACAGGGTGATGCCAGCCGTGCCGTCCACTACCATGAGTTCCCGCAGCTGTCACCACAGATTATGTCCATCATCAACACATTGGGCATAGACATTCAACAAGTGTCAGGTGTTGATGGCAGATACACGGGCAAAGACACTGGCTCCATCTTAACTACCGGTGGTATCGAGCAGATGTTGGACCAAGCTACACTGATTGACCAACCGAAGATTGTAAACTATGAGCGCTACAGTATGAAGCTGACACAATTGATCTTGGGGAACCTGATGGCGCATGGCCATCAGCGTAAATACTTTATGAAAGCCAAAGATGGTAAGACCTATGACACAGTTGAAGTAGACTTCGACTTAATCACGGACAACACAGTCTTCGATTACGGCATTAACATCTCAGCCCACTTGCCAAAGAACAAACAGCGCATTGCTCAGATGGCTAACGTCATCATGGAGAAGCAGATGCAGTACGGCGGTAACCAACCTGTGTCACTCATGACACCAGAGGAGTGGTTACGATTCCAAGACTTGCCGTTCCAAGAATCCATGATGGAGCGCATGAAGGTAGAGCGTGCAACAGACTTCGTCGCTCAGACTATGAAGGTCATCTCCACTTATGCGGACTTGGTTGAGCAGGGCATGGACTCAGAAGATGCCATGTTAGCAACAGCCGATTCGCTACAATCGGGTGAGCCATCACCATACCTACAGAACCAACAACCACCTATGGCTCAACCCCCTATGGGCCAACCATCGGCACCAATATTCTAAAGAAGAAAAGTCAGCCACTATGGTTGACTTTTCTTTTCTGTAATGATACATTGTAACCAAGGACCACAGCCTCCTCTGTGAGTACAACTTCACATACCCCGCCGTGTATGATGATAAAGGAGAAATCGGTAGATGAATGGACAAGCACAAAACTTTAGTGTTGCAGATCTTGACTCTCTGTTAGAGGGAAAACCTCCAGTAGTGACCGAGACACCAGCAGCCGAAACAACACCAGCAACTGAACCCCCGGCTACAGACATACCACCAGCTGATGTACCACCAGCTGACGGAGGTGATCCAAGTCTCGTCGAGCCACCAAAGGACGACGCTGCTGTTAAAGCAGAAGAAGCGAGATCCAATGCGGCTTTCGCAAAGCAACGCAAAGAGTTGGCTGAGTACGAGAGAACTATCAAGTCTCTGGCCACTGCATTAAACATCGATGAGAAGGACCCTGCAAAAATTCTTGCATCGCTCAGTGACCTCGCCTACAAGAAACAATCCCAGACTCAGAACGTTGACCCTGAGATTCTAAAGGAACTGGACATGCTGAGAACAACGCGTGCTGAACAGACTATCCAGTCTAAGTTCTTAGCGTTGCAGTCAGAGCAGAGTTTGTCAAACGAAGAGTTAGTTGCATTCGCCACAATGATAGATGCCCAAGGCATCAATGTCATGGCTGATCCTAACATCGACCTAGACTACCTTTACTTCAAATTGAATAGCACCTCTGTAATGGAGAAGCGCATTCAAGCAGCAGTAGAAGAAGCAGTACGGAAAGTAACCAAGGCGGGTGCTCAATCCAGTACACCAAGTAAACAAATTGGAAAATCGTCGGAGGAGCCTACACCTATCAATACGATGGCGGGCCTCAACGATTTATTGGATAAGAAATAAGTGAAGAAAACTCAGAGGAGGAACTATGGCAGATTTAAACGCACTACAACCGATGGAAAACATCAACAACTTTGCGGCTCTTGCCAACGCGCATGGCGCGGGCATGTTGAATCCAGAAGTGTTTTACAATAAACAACTTCTTGATACCATCCGCATCGACGCAGCTAATTACATCTACCACGCAATCGCAGACGAAATGCCTATCCAGGAAAAGGCTGATAAGGTAACCGTCCGTAGATGGGCCCCACTCCAAGCGCACATCGTGCCATTGGCAGAAGGCGTACCACCAATGTCAGACCGTGGCTCAGTTGAGAAGTACGAGATGTCTGCTACTTCATACGGCAGATACATGGAGTTTACCGACAAGGTAGATTTCAAAATCGTTGACCCAATGGTAGCTCACTACACAAAAGAATACTCCATCGTAGCAATCGAGACTATGGATCTTTTGGCTAGAGAAGAGTTGATGTCTAAAGCACAGAAGTGGTTCGCAGGCGGCGTTGCAAACTTGACGCTCATGAGAATTGCAACTGGTAAACCTAAGATGACTGACCTCAGACTCATCGTCTTGGCGTTCAAGCGTATGCTTGTTAAACCAAGATCAGGCGTGAACTTCACAGCTATCGTGTCACCTGAGTTCGTATTCGATATGTTGGATGATGAGACTGTACAAAAGTACATGACCATCAACAACAGCACTAAGAACATGTACGATGACATCGGTGCTATCATTCCAATGTTCAACATCGAGTTCAAGGAGACTATGGTTTGCCCAACTTCTACTGCGCATGTAACTGGCGGTGGCAAGAAGTCAATCATGATCTACAAACCTTATGAAGTTGCGGATGATGGTACTGCTTGGATCGGAACTAAGGATGCTCAGAACTACGTTTACCGTGAGCTCATCCAGGACACTGATGTCGGCGCTTATGCTAAGGTATCAGGTTTTGTTAAAGATGGCCGCACTAACCAAGATGCATCATATATCCCAGACCAGGATGTTTGGACAATTCCTGCAGGATGGAATGAGCTATTGGTTAATCACATCATCATCGTTGGTAAGGATGCCCTTACTCGCACTGGCTTAGCTGGTGAGCAAAACGCGAAGATGTATGTCAAGCCACTCGGCTCAGCTGGCGTACTCGATCCAATCGACCAACGTCAATCCATCGGCTTTAAGATCAACTCAGTTGGCTACGGCTCAACTAGACTTGAAGCAATCGTGGACTATGTGTGCATCCCTACTCAGCTCAATATGTAAGGAGATGAACCATGGCAGAGAAGAAAGTTGTTGAGGTCGCTACTGCGGTAGCGCCTCAAGAAAATATCGCAACCAATGCGAATCAGTTTCAAAGATCTATGGCTCAGATGTACAAGGAAGAGGAGCTAGTTGAGATAGCTGTCTCCCCACTTTACGCAACTGAGTTCAGCAACAACCAACCCGTTATTCTGAACGGAGTCCGTATCAATGTACCTTGCGATAACGTACCGCGCAAAGTACCATACTCATTTGCTCTTGAGATTCGCAACAGAATCGCACTAGCCGACGAGAAGGTTAGACGGCTCAATAAGATGGCGGACACTAGACAGAACTTTGAAAGTACCCCAGGGGAAATCAAACTGTTCCGTTAGACCAAAGCCAAGGAGGGAGCAGAGATGCTCCCTTTTTCTTATAGGAGGAACCTATGTTACTATCGCGCATTGTATCTAACATCAACACTTTATTGGCAGGGGAACGCCATAGCTACAATCAGCTAGTGCCATTCCTCGACAAGGCCATTGACTACATCAACTCGAACTTGGGTTCCACGTACCCAGCGTTTTCAGAATTGCCTGAAGGTGCTTCAGAGTACAACGCGTTCCCAGACAAGTACATTCGGTCAGTGGTTCAAACCGGTGCAGCGTGGTACTACTTCGTCACAGATGAAGAGGGTACACCGACGGCACTGCAGTATCAGTATGATTACGAGCAGAATATGTTCTTGATGGAACGCGACTTCATCATGTTAGTGCCTGAAGAATACAGGGCACCTACAGTAGCAAGTCTATTGCTTGCAAATGAATTGGTCACAGGTGAGAGAGGAGTGTATGTAGATGGCTGGAATCTCGTCCCATAGTTATAAGAAGTACCAACGTGGGCAGCGCAAGCTCGTCAATGCTGGTGCGTTCCAAGGTGGGATGCAGTACGTAGACAGTCCACTCATGCCAGGGTTCTCAAAACTATTGGTCAACTACATTCAAAAGGACTTCGGCAACAACATCAGACCTAGAGGTGGATGGCGTAAGTTCTCCAATGATCTTGTTCTAGGCAGTAATGGTTTAAGGATACACCACTCAGGCATATCCTACGTTAAGGAGATCGCTACAGGCAAGCTCTTACTCAGACGCTACATCCTGCTTGTAGGAAGTGCATCCAGCCCAATGTACCTAGATCAATACAGTAAATTGATTGTCGAGGAAGTCTATGCAAACACAGAGGGTAGCAATGTCGATGGCACACTCGTAGTCTCAACCCGTAAGGCAGGGGGTACGG